AAAAAAATAATAAATAGGGGTTTACAACACGAGAAAAATTTACTATATTAAAAAGCGAAAATTAACAAACAACTGTTATATATAAGTATAAAGGGTTAAAGAAAATGAAGCAATTCGTTAAACAAGTAAAACAGATAAGAAAACAGCAAATAGCTGTGTGTTTTGCTATGGGTGACGAATAGATTGAGAATTTACCTTATTCAATTATTTCAGTTCCTGTAGCAATACGGGAACTGTTTTTTATACTGAGGCGTAGCCAAGCTGGTTCAAGGCACATGGTTCTGACCCATACATTCGGGAGTTCGAATCTCTCCGCCTCAATTACTCGGATCTATATGTCAATTGGTTAGACGAGGAGACTTTTAATCTTCGGATTCCGGTTCAAGTCCGGATAGGTCCATATGCTCCAGTAGCTCAGTAGGATTAGAGCTACGGTTTTCTAAACCGTTGGTCCCAGGTTCGAGCCCTGGCTGGAGTACGAAATTTTGGACTTGTAACTCAGCTGGTCTTTCAGAGTACCATACTTTTAATATGGGAGTCGCACGGTTCGAATCCGGCCAAGTCCACTACAGCGAGAGAGCCACTCGCTCTAAACAAACTAAATCCAACGGGAGCTCGGTCAGGTATGCGAGCGACGGTCTTATAAGCCGCGGGCCCTGGGTTCAAATCCCAGACGTTGGACTATGCTCTTGTAGCTCAAATGGATTAGAGTGGTCGTTTCCTAAACGATAGGTTTCTGGTTCAAGTCCAGACAGGAGTACGAAAATTAATGACCGTTAGTATAAAAGTTAAACACGCTAGGCTTTGAACCTGGAGACGTTGGGGCAGTACCAGCACGGTCAATAAAAATAAAGGTTTACAAAACTAGCTTTATTTACTATATTATAAAATATGGAAAAAGCAAAGAAAAAACCTATGTGGCGTGTTCCAAGTCATTTGGAAAACATTAGTAGCTCTTTGGCTGTTCTTGTTTCTTATTTGGAATACAATAAACCTAAAGTCGAAGAAAAATTCGGTGACCGCTCTGAAGAAGTTATGAATATATTAAATGAAGTAAATATCTGGATGAGTAAGGAAGCTGAAATTATTCATGCAGATATTAAGAAAACTTTGTCTTTAGTACGAGACAAGAATTAAAGGTATTTTATGTTGGATATACAAGGAAAATACAATACAGCCAAGGTCTTTACTGACAATATTGACAATGCGGCATATTCACAGATTTTGAATATGATGTGTCAATGTTGGGCACGTGATGTTAATGTTGCTATTATGCCAGATTGTCACGCCGGTAAAGATTGCACCGTCGGCACTACTATGACCATTAAGGACAAGGTTGTTCCTAACCTTGTTGGAGTCGACATTGGCTGCGGAATGTTGGTTGCGAAGCTTAAGGATAAGTTTATTGAATTCGGTAAGCTCGACAAGGTAATCAAGACTAAGATTCCGTCTGGCAAGGAACATCGAACCAACCGCCACCGCTTTGCTAATGATTTTGATGAACAATTTGAAGAACTTATTGCCGATGTTAAGCGAGAAGAACTTCTGAGTATTTCAAGTTTAGGCGGGGGCAATCATTTCATTGAATGCGATGTTGATGATGAAGGTGCATTCTATGTAGTTATCCATTCCGGTTCTCGTCATTTGGGCGTAGCTACTTGTGAATACTGGCAGAATATCGCAATTAAGGATTGCGCTGATTTGACAGCCATTCGCGGCGCCGAAATTGCCAAGTATAAGAATCAGGGAAAGACCGATGCGGAAATCAAGGAACTTATGAAGGATTATGACCATTTCTCTGTTCCTAAGAATCTTTCGTATCTTACGGGCGAGCACATGCAAGGTTATCTGCATGACATGGAAATTGTCCAGCAGTTTGCAGTCATGAACCGTGCAGCTATGCTCGATGTGATTGTCAAAGAAATGGGATTCAAGGTTGTCGAAAAGTTTGAAACTATTCATAACTATATCGACCTTAAGAATATGATTCTCCGTAAGGGTTCTATTTCTGCACAGGCTGGCGAACGTGTAATTATTCCTATGAATATGAGAGACGGTTCTTTGATTTGTGTCGGCAAGGGCAATAAAGACTGGAACTACAGTGCTCCTCACGGTGCAGGCCGTTTAATGACCAGAGCGGACGCCAAGAACTCCATTTCCATGGCGGAGTATAAAGACGCTATGAAGGGAATTTTCACGTCCTGCGTGTCTTCTGCGACGATTGATGAGTCTCCTATGGCATATAAGCCGATGCAGGAAATCATTACGAATATCGAACCTACTTGCTCTATCGAAAAGATTATCAAGCCGGTATATAACTTCAAGGCGGCGTTCTAAGGAGATAACTTATGTTACAGACATTCATTCTGGTTATTCTTATGGCAGGCGGACACGGTTCATATTCAGTCAATACCGATTTGCGGTTTGAAACGAAAGAACAATGTGAAACGGCAAAGCTTGAACTTTATAAAGGCACAAAAATTCGTTCTACATGTGTCGAAATGCCGTTAAAGCAGAAGAAAATGCGATGCGAGGTTGCAATACAGAAGGTCGGTAATGGACTTGGTACTATGCTTCCGGCGCTTAAAGAAATTTACTGTACGGAAGAATAAGGCGGCATTTTAATGGATGAGAAAGATAAAGAAATTGCCTTATTGAAGCATCAGCTAAATCGACTTCGTTGTTTTATGTGGTTACACAAGACGAATTTCAAGACTAAGCGAAAATTGACAAATATCGATATTTGGGATTACTTTAATAAGAAGGATCCAAAACAATTAAAGAAATAGGTTGACATAAGTCAACCTTTTTACTATATTTGTTATATGGCTGATAAATACAAGCAATATTACGATACTTGGCAACTTCAAGAAGAGAATGAAGTTTCATATGCAATCGATGCATATGATTATGTCGATATTGAATGTATTTTCAATGACAGAACTAGCAGCATTCTTTCCGTCAACTGGATGGACAATAGTTATTCATGGACCGATGAAGAAGGTAATGAATACTATGATGAATGCTGTGATTTCGATTTAACAGATGAAGACGGTAATAGTGTCTCTGAAAACAAAATTGTTTACTGGAGACTTCATTCCGAAAGGTGTGTATAAAATGAAGAAGAAAGAATATGTAAAGCCGACTATGGAAGTCGTTGAATACGACATGAAGACTCAGTTGCTTGCCGGTTCTGGCGATAATCCGTATTGGAAAGAACCAGATGAACCTGAAGAAGGCTGTCAGTCTAACTGGTGGTGTGGTAAGTAATGTCATATCGTATTCTGAATGCCTATATCTATGATAAGAGCGAAGATGAATTAATGCAAGAGCTTAATTCTATTCGCTTTGATTATCTTAAGTTCATGCGGGAAGTTATCGACAAGCAAGCCGACTGGTTTATCAAGTTCGGTAATTCCATGTACAAGCGTTTTGCTAAGCGAAATGAAGATATTCTGGACAAGGCTGTCCGTGTCTTAGAAAAGAGTGCATACGGAGTAGAACGTGGTAATCCGGCTGACTTCAGTGCTAGCTGTACCGTTATTAAACATAATGGTAAGATTGTTCTTTGGTTTTTCAATGCATTCCGGTTTGACGATTTTAAGGTAGATAATCAGATTTTCCAGCGACTGAAAAAGAATGAATATTCTTATATGGACAGTGGGGATTTTGAATTTGAATCCGAGGAAGAAGAGGAAAACTGGAACAAGCGAGGTGAATTTTGGGATGCAGTATTTGAAAAACACAAAACCAATATTCCCGCCAATATGGGCTTGACTTACGAATTTTTGCGTCATGACGACATCTGGGACTTGGCTTGTCATCTCGACCAGGTTTATGAGAAGCTTCATAAAGACGACAAAAAGAAAAGCCATAAATAATACATGGCTGGTGTAAAAAGTATAGCTGATTATCCATGGCTTTGTAATTCAATTACTAAGCTGGAAGCGCCGATAAGCGACGGTAATAATATCGTATGTACGAATGAAACCGATACGGCTGATGAAGTCGTTCAGGATGCATATGAAAAATATGGACTTAAATGTGTCTATTATCGTGTTTCTGAAGATCTTTTAAGAGACAAGCTTTTCGGCGAAGACCAACTGCGAATGATTCTTCGTAGCTGGTATTTTAACGGCTATATTGAACAAATGCCTCCTAATGTCAGAAGCTATCAGCTTCAAGGTATCTGGGGTGAAGATGTTGTTCGTATGTATGCAAGTATCGGGGCATTCAATTATTATTCTACTTATGGTGGATATGATAAGAATACACCGGAAGTTTATGAAGAACAGCCACCTTCTATCGGCGATATAATTTATATTCCGGCAAATAATACATTCTATAGAATTGTCGATGTCAAGTATTATGAACAGGCTTTCGGCTTGAAACCGCATACATATACGTTTACGCTGAAAGTTTATAAGGATAATAAGTGGACTATTGCAGAGGATTCTCCTACTCTGGCAAACCCAGAAGATCCTATCTATAAGGTCGCAAGTTATCCGATTTCTTCAGATGTTCCTATTGACGATATATTGAAGAATGACGATATTACATCGGAAGAAGCAAAGAAAAATCCGGATTCATACAACAACATAAATGTCATGTATAATCCGGTAAATGAAAAAGGAGAGCCTGTTTGTTAGGCTCTCTTTTTATTATTTAAGAATTTCAGTAAATTGAATATACTTGACTCTTACTTTTAATCCGTTTGGCAGTTTATCAAGCAATATATAAAGGCTACTGCAATTTGCAGCTTGCCAATTAAGATTGACTGTATTTAAATCATTATCCAAATCAATAGTATATGTCATATCCATTGACTGTGTTGAATACAGTACGGTAAACGTAAAGACATTATTATCTGTATTGATATTCGAACCTGAAGTTATCTTTTCAAATTCAATAATAGCATTACAATTATATACCGCATCAGAATCGAGTTTGATAGTACGACTTGAATCTAAGAACGTAATTTGAGCACTGCTCATTGCACTGCCATCAAGCAAGAGTTTCTGATCTTCAAATAAAACACCGCCATTTAAATAGCTATTTCCAGACAATCCATATAACGTTACTTCAGGAGTCTTGACCGTAATAGTCTTACTTGCGACTTCAAAGATAGAAATATTTGTAAGTCTTAATGTAGCATTAATATTAGATTGTGGTGCAGCGCCAGTCCATTTTACGATGTTATATGTATATGTCTGCGTGACAGGATCAATATTCGACGAACCGTCTGGAATAAAACTAAAAGAAAATGTTATAGGTACAAAACCGTCCGCTCTATTCATATCGACCGTAAAATAGCTGCTTTTACCAGTAGTACCATTAGAATCCTGTATAAGTGCAGTAAAAATTTTATTATCTGTCGTACCTACATTATAATATCCTTCGATTTCAATATTATAAATTGTGTTTTCTTTTAAACCGACAATTTTTTTATTATCGCTGCTTAATTCCAAATTACCAGCAGATTTTGTAAATGTCCATCCGCCGTTATCAAATGCAATATCAGAAGTACCGGTAAAAATACCGTATGAAGTATTATCTGCACTGTTATAGTCAGCAGAAATTTTTAAAGTCTGACCGCCTTCAACTTCTTCAAGGCTAATGCCAGTACCAGCAGCAAGAGTAATCGTATTGCCAAGCTGTTCCGATAATCCAGCGACTTCACCTTGTAAAGCAACGTCAGCATCTTCGCGTGCTGTTTTTTCTTCATTATCTTTAGATTCACGATTCTGAATTTCTAATGATAATCCGCTATTAATGCCGCCAACAGATTGTTCGACGTCATCGATTGCTTCACGCAATTTTTCAGTACGCCTAATCAATGGTCCAATAGTATTTGTATTAAGCCATTTACCGTCTGCCGCAGTTGACCTGCTCCATTCTGAAACTCTATTGTCGTTAAAATTTACTGCCATAATATAACCTTTGTTATATTATTTATAAATATATTAAATGAGTATTCTAAGCATAAATTCAACAGTAATGACAAACAGTGTAGATAATACTGGAATTACCCTCTGTATCAAGAAAGGTAATAAATTTCTAGTAAACAATAAACATGCCCAATTCACGCCGATTAGTGTAATGGCTAACCGTTATGATTTGGTAAATGATTACGAAAAGGCTATAATTATACTTAGACATAGTATTAGGCCTTCGTCTGTCTGGGCAGATAATGTAAAATTAACAGATTTAGGAGTATATACTGCAAACCAGGCAGGTACACAGCTTAGTAATATTGATACAAAAATTCAATATTTTAGTACCAATATTACCCGAACCAAACAGACTGCATTCGAAATATATAAAGGCCGCAACAATGTATTAGACGATACTTATTCGACCGAAGACGATATTCCATTAATATCATCCGCTGGAATTACTGATTTGAATTTTATTGAACATGAAGATAAATATGATGAATATGTCTCTATATACGGTTATAATGAAGTATGGTATGACTATATTTACGGAGACAGGCCGATTATTGACGGTTCTACTGTTCATCATTCCTTTATGGACGCATTCTATGACATCGATACAGTTTCTAACGCATTCATATCCAGTGCAATTAATGCAACAGAAAAAATCAGCGTTATTATTTCGCATGACCAAAATATTATGCCTTTAGTCGCATCCAAAACTAACTATCTTATTAATTTTAAGAAATCAAATAAATGGTTAAATTATCTGTCTGGTTTACTTATATTGAAAAAAGCAGGAGCTCTTGACCCCTGCTATGTTCCGATTACCGGACTTGCGACCGGATATAACTAATTATTCTTGTCGACTTTATATTTTCCACCATCGAATTCTATTTCGGTGGTATTTTTATTAAAGTTGTAATAATAATCAGTCTTACCTTCAGCATAATCTGCAGAATTGTTAGTATAAGAGCCTTCTTCGGCATAATTAGAATAATATGCGCTGTAAGGCTGGTCATATTGGTCATGAAGAACCTTATTACCGAATTCCACGCTAGGATCATTAAGATTTCCATAACCGCCGATATAATCGTAATATTTCTTTGTCATCCATTCGCCGTCATATATTTCTGAATATACTTCAGGATTATATCCTGTAGTCGGTCTTCCATCTATATCAACTGTATCAATAATTTCAGGTAAATATCCAGAAATATTTCCCTTGTCGTCATATAATGGACGTTTATGGAAAATCTTCGGCCCAGTTGCCGCGTCTAGATCCTTTGCAGATGTACCGGCTGGAATCCAGCGTGTAACGACCTTTTTAAGGAGCTTTGCGTCTTGACCATATGTAGTGAGCTGTTCAGTCTGAATGTAGTCATACGTAGTCGTATATGCGCTCGTACGGGCGTCGTACGTGGTTACAGGAGAACCATTCAGTACATAGGCGTTCGTAACGAAAGTCTTATAGACATTGCTGAAATTATACGGATTATCGAGAGAACCGTCCTTATCGCCGAATGCGACACCATGGAATAGATAATCACCTTTATTGAGTGTAATATAGGTATTGATTTTTTCGATAATCTTCGCGTCCTTAATCGGTTTATAGAGCACGGCTTCCATCTTGAACGAAAAGTTGACCTTAATCTGTCGCCAATCTTCTTCACCCATTGCGTCGGACTGAATATCCCAAGTAACGCCGTTAAGCAACATCTTGATACTGCGACGTTTATTGAAAAACCAGAATTCTTTTAAATCCATGAAGCATGCCGGCGAGAATCGAGCACAAATCTGTTCAACAATCTGAAGTGCGTCGGACATATTTTCACAGTTGGCTTCCATTCCGACCGAGATATTATACGGTACAGGCTGGACGTCAGACCAGAACTTTTCCTGCATGTCACAAATTATGCCAGCGTTTTCAAGATCTTTATTATAGAATGCTCGAGTTTCATAAAGTCCTTTTGCACGTTCTGAGTCGAATTCCATTGAATCGAGCTTATATGCCAAATTCGGCATAGGAATATAATACTTGTCTCCGGATTCCTGTTCTGTACGGAAATCATGACTCTTCTTTCTAGGTCCGAACTTGATAGGAACATTGATTACCTTCGTCGGAACCTGGAACTTGTCATACCTAATAACCTTGAGGTCGTTAAAGAAATTTTCAAATGCAAGAAACAAGCTTCTGATTGTATCTGCATAATAATAATTCCTCGGATAGCCGAAATTCGGCGCTCCGTCAACAGTTCCACGCCAGAAACCGTTTTGACTTGGATCGTAATTGGGTTGTGTATAATTTGCCATGTAATATTTATAAATAATATAAAATTAGGAGAAATTATGAATTTAAACGAAGCGAAAGAATTGCTCAAAAAGAATGGTTATCTTCTTGAATTCCGTGACGCAAGTCAGCAAAAAGATAAAGAAATTGAAGATGATGAGTACATTAACGGTAGACGTTCTTGGAATAATGCTGTCGCACGTGGCGGCTATTATGACAAGGAAAAGAAATATGTCGCAAAAGTTGTAAATAATCTTATCGAAAAAGTCGATGAAGTTGCTAACCGCTTTGAAGACTATGATTATTTCGTAAAACGTTATGATTATGAAAAAATTCAGATTAGAACGACTGATAACGGCGTTGTTGGTGGTCCATTCTTGCAGATTTCTTGTTACTATAATGAAGAAAATAAATCATGTAAGTTTGTATGCGTAATCGGCGCTGTACCATCAGAAGTCAATAAGAAATATCAGTTGTCATGCGATAATGAAGAAAAAGTCTTACAATGGGTTTCTAACTGTCTCAGTAAAGGCGTTATAAATTCTGAATATTAATACTTTTTTATAAAATAATAAAAAGACCATATTTCTATGGTCTTTTCTTTTTATATAGGCTTGAAATTATTCTTCGTCATCGCCAAGGTCGATTTCGTCGTCAGTGTCAGGAATTCCGTCATTGACAATTTCCTGTTCACCGCTAATCAACTTCATGACATCCTGGTTGGAAGCGATAAGAACATTGTCGTCATAAGAGAACTTATTTTCGACATACTTCTTGAACTTTTCATCCTTGTAAAGCGGAATCCAGAATTCAGCACAGTAAAGCTGTTCTTCCTTCCACTGCTTAGTGACTTCGCCAGTTTCCTTATCGACGTCATAATCAGTACGAGAGTAATAACCCGGCTTCGGCTTATAGACAGCGCCGGATTCAAGAGCTTCGTCAAGCAAACCGTAATACGGATTGATACCGCCGTTATGCTGGATGAGATAATGAGTCGTTCTCATTTCCTTAGCAGCACGACCCTTAAGAGTCTTAGCCGTAATAATCTTACCGCGAATATTACCTTCCTTATCCTTATCCTTCTTGGCAGAAGTAGCAAGCATGATAGCGTCAGAAAGGAAGTAAAGCTTCTTACCACCGCCGACCGTAACCGGATCACCGTACATCTGGAGAGTAGCATAAACGTGGTTAAGAATCAAAGTAGTAAAGTTACAAGCGTTAATAATTTCTGCAAGTTCAGCCTTGAATCGTGCAGAACTCATATTGACCGCGGCAGAACCTTCTTCAGCCTTTTCCATAACCTGGAGTTCGACAATCGGGCCCCAAGAGTCGAAAAGAACGAAAACGTTACGCTGTTCTGCTCGAGTAAGACCGTGAGCCATCTTAGAGAAGAACTGCTTAATTTCCGGAATGAGCTTGGTATTGATAACACCAACTTCATTCATGTTGACACCGATACCAGACAAAATCTTATAGTTGACTGCGTTTTCAGTATCGACGATAAAGCAATCCATTCCAGCCTGCTGTGCAGCCTTAAGAACAGAATAACCGATAATGGATTTACCGAAAGAAGAGTCAGCACCAATCTGAGACATACAGCCCTTCTTGATACCGCCCTGAATCTTACCTGAAAGCAACAGGTTCACAGGAATACAGTTCGTTGAGAGCCATTCATCTTTGGGCTGTTCAGTAATAAGAATATCGTTGAACGCCTTTTCTTTCTTCAATTTAGCTAGCAATTTATTTGCCATGTGTTTTTACCTCTATGTAATAAATCTTTTACAAATATAGAAAAGTTTCCGTTTGTAAAGAAACGGAAACATTTTTTCTGTATTTTCTATTAACGACCAAGGTATTCGTTGATAACCATTCCATCGTCCTTATACAGATCCTTATACGGATTGCGATAAGTAGCGGACTGCTTTACAAATTCGCCGTCAGAAACGGTCTTTTCAGTAACGAATTCCTTATCAACCTTTACGGCAGGTTCGTTAATGAATTCCCTGGATTCAGTAATCTGTGCCGGCTTGATAAGACCGTCTGCGGCCTTCGGCTGTACAGATTCGTTAACTTCCGGCTGAGCTGTAAGACCAGCTTCATATTCCTTCAGTTTTACCTTATGCTTTGTCCACATGTGTGAACCGAGCTTCATGCGGTTTTCAAAAGTTTCACCGCAAATCGGGCATGTAAGATTTTCCATTACTTACCTTCCTTCTTGTATTTCTTCGCATTCTTCTTTACCTTAGCGGTCTTGACCGGCTTTTCGACCTTCTTGGTCTTCTTCTGAGTCTTCTTTTCAACCTTGACCGGTTCCTTCTTCTTACGAGTACGCTTAGCCGGCTTTTCTTCTGCCTTCTTGACGACTTCGGTAAAAGCCTTCACTTCAGGAACGACAGGAGTTTCAACTTCAGGCGAAGCAATCGGAGTGGCGAGAATTTCACCAGCATCGACCTTGCCGCAAATGTCTTCGATAGTAGACTTTTCGCCGACAACGAGCGGTTCGTTATTTGTAATGGAATACGGATTATCGGAATCAACAACAACTGCATCCGGACCGTCAACCGGCGGCAAGTCCTTAATCAATTCACTTGTTTGTTGAAGCACGTCGTTTTGCTGATTTTGAACTTCGTTCTTTACAGTATCGACGGCTTCGTCCAAACTAATCTGTTTCTTCTTACGATGAAGCTTGATTGAAAGGACTGTGATTACGATGGCGGCAATAACAAGGATTGCGCCGACTAGGATTATATTATTCATTTTTTCACCTCTATATTAACGTGTGTTATATTTATAAATCGAGTTAAATATTTATCGCAGTTTCAACTACCGGAAATTCTTGTTCTTTATAATAAGACAAACGCTCGTCATAATGTTGCATACAGTAATTCTTATGTGCTTTTCCAGTACGAGTCTTATAAGACAAGTCGTCGATAATATCGTAAATGATAACTTTGTTTTTTGAAGCATGTTTACGAAGTCCACGACCGATAGACTGCAAAACTTTGATACGAGATTTACTGTTTGCGTAGAGCATAACAGCATGCAATTTCGGAATATTAATACCCGTCGAAACAGTACCGTATGTAGCAAGTAATAATGTACCATCTTCGTCTTCAATACCGGTTCGTATGCTTTCACGTTCTTTCGCTTTTACGTCGCCCATGATAATACTTACCTTACGGTCAGGATATACAAGATTCAAATATTCCTTAACTGATTTCAAATGGTCTTTATGGTTAACAAGAATCAAAATATTGTCAGTCGGCTTAGAATGATCAATAACGAAATTCAAAGTTCTGTTTCGTTCTGGCTTTTCTTCAACAACCTTGACTTCTTCTTGATATGTTCTGTCCTTGTTCGCCTTTATGAATTCTTCAGGATATTTAACAAAGATACTTGCGACGACAATTTTTGTCAGATAACCAAGTTCGATGAGCTGCTTGGATTTAAGTTCATAAATGACGTTTCCAAGAACGCCGTTAATCATAAGCTGATCTGCAGTTTCAGTCGGCAAAGTACCAGTAGTGCCAATCTTATAATCTGCGCCCAGACACTGTTTTAAAAGACGGGAAACGACATTTGCCTTCGTACCGTGACATTCGTCGACAATTACTCCCTGGAAATCCGCAAAGAAATCCTTATCCTGATTTTCAAGGCTCTGCCAAGTCGAAATAAGGACAGGAGTTTTAAATGTCGGATCCATTCCAGAATAAAGTTTTTCGACATCATTTTCGATATTCTTCCAACCATAGTCGATAAAATCAGAATACATCTGTTCGACCAGCGAAACGCTCGGAACAATAAGCAAAAGATGACGCTTATTTTTTCGGTTAATTAGATATTTTAAGATACCGTAAATCATCAAAGATTTACCAGAACCCGTACAAGAAAGAAGCACGCCGCGTTTATTGGTCAAAGCCTGATAAATTGCGCTAAGCTGATAATCTCTAGCATCAAATTTGGTAATCTGTGAATTTACCTCGTTCTTCATATCTGTAAAATTTATCGTGTCTTTAAAATCGTCAAGACCGAATAATTTATAGGTATAATTGTTTTTCTTACACCAGTTTAACAGATTATCAACTAAGCCAATCGGCAAAAGCTGTGTAATCGGACTATAGCAATGAATCTTTCCATCCCAAAGTTTAAGCTTATATCTCGGGTTGAATCTATAGCCTGGCTGAAATGCTGAAAATAGACAATAAATTTTATGATTCATACATTCATCGCAATGAATCTGAACATAAGAATTATTCTGCTTTTGTATAGTTATATCGTATTCCATATATGTAAAATATAGAAATTAATTTCTATTGTAAAAGATTATTTACAAATAATCTGAATATTTTACATATTTATAAAAATAAAACCGGGAGTATTTCCCGGTTCTAAATTACATGTTGGCAAGATTTCGATATTCAGCGTCAATTATCCGTTCAATCTGTTCGATAATTTCCTGAACATTGTCGTTTTTATAAAGCGGCAATCCGCCCGCATGAACATGACCACCACCCTTACCGAGTTTCTTGAATACGTCCGTCAAGTCAATATCGTCACAACGGACAGAAAGATTGCTCTTATTTTTGATAATGAACCACTTGTAGCCGTCTTTCTTCAGAGATTCGATACAGTCATGCATAAATCTATCTGTTTCGAAAAATACACCATGCTGGGCAAGGTCGATAATTTCA